TTCCGGTTCTCCGTTGTAAAGCGAGGAACGATGTTGCGGAAGTCGGTCTTGTCGAACTGCGTGCCTTCGCTGATCTTGCCGGTGAGGAAGCCCTTTCCGAGCGGGTTTCGATTTAGCCACGGGCACTCCTGCCCGTCTCTGGCTTCCCTTAAATCTCTGAAAAGGCGGACCTTTCAGATGGATAACCAAATTTCGAGCGAGGTGCTCCCTGGAGTCGATCCGGCTCCCGCGGCTGTCGTTCCGGCGGGCTGCGGCTGCCTGGAGTGTCACTCGAAGCTCGATGCGCTGCTGTTAGCTGTTCAAACCCTCATCACGAAGGAGACTCAAGTGGACGCAGATATCCAGAAAATGATCGACCAAGCTGCAGCAGACGAGAACGCGGAAGCGGCAGCGGCAACGCTCCTGCAGACGCTGTTCAGCAAACTCGCCACAGCCGTCGCCGGCTCCGGGCCGATCTCGGCCGCGGACCGTGTGACCATCCAGAAAACCGTCGCCGCGATGCAGACGAGTTCCACGGCGATGGCCGCGGCAATCGTCGCGAACACGCCGGCGTCAGCGGTGTCGGTGCTGCCGGCAGCGATGACAATTTCGAGCGGTTCCGCCGGCCAAGTGACGGTCAAAGATTCGACCGGGAAGGACATCACGTCGACGGCGGAGTACTCCATCGCCGATCCGACAATCGCTTCGGTCTCGAGCTCCGGTCTGGTCACGGGAATCAAGGCCGGGACCACGACGCTCTCGGTCGCGGACCCGAATGGAGAAAACGAGACGGACGTTCCGGTTCAGGTTGTCTAGCGGAAAACCACACGAGTGGGCCGCTGGCAGACCGTCCCCGAAAAACCGTCTGCCGAAATCTCAGGAGGTTTCATGCCCAGGAAACTGGAAGGTCAGACAAAGTTCGACCTCTTCGTTCGCGAGTACGGTGCGGAGGAGCTCGCGCGCGGGCTCGGTATTCACTCCTCTGCGGTCTGGCATTGGATCAGCGGCTCCAACTCCATCCACGGCTCGAACGCGATCAAGATTCAGATGCTCGCCAAGGAGCGCGGCATCGATCTATCCCTCGACGACATCTTCCAGCACTTCCGCGAAGTCGGCAGCAAGCGCTACCGGCCTCGCGCTCTGAAACCCAAACTCGCGCGCGCCTAATCGCGCTGCGGTCCACCATCACCACTAGTCCGAGTCGATGAGGAGGTTACATGGAAAACGAGTCAGTCACTCTCAGCAATCTTTGCGGCGGCGCTGTCGAGGAACGCTTTCAGCGGGAGTTCGCCGAGGTCCTCGAGAACGTCGGCGATGTGAACACGGACCCGGAAGCGAAGCGGAAGATCACGCTCGAGTTCACGCTCGAGCCGTTCGCGGACCGCTCCGGCGCGACGGTGACGTTCGCCTGCAAATCGAAAACGGTTCCGACCACCGCGGTGAAGGGCACGGTCTTCCTGCACCGGCGAGGCACGGTGCTCGTGGCCATCGCGCACGACCCGCAGCAGATCCGTCTGTTCGACGGGACGGCCGCAAGTGAAAAACCTAAAGCGAACTAGGGCCTCGGAGGCCATGTTGAAGCGGTCCGAATCTCTAAAGGAGGAAGCTATGCTCGCGGAATTCGTTACGAAGATTTTGGGTCTCTCTCCGCCGAACACTCCAAAGTTCGGCGATCTCGACTACACCGACAAGCCGCTGACGCTCATCGTCCCGCCGGCGCCACAGCCGGTCGCGTGCTCGACGCTCGAGGGTCTCGTGGACTTGTGGGCCGGCGAGCTCGACGACGCGAAGACGAAGGGCGATCTGCTCGTGCACATCACATCGCCGACCGAGGTCGACCTCATCTCGCGCGCGTCCGACCAGTTCGGCCGGCGGCGCGTCTGGGCGAAAGCGAAATACCCGGAACTGAAGGGGTTCGCGTTCGGCACCTGGCTGGACCCGGAAACGTTCATCATCACGGCGCAGCAGCACTTCCAGCGCGTGAAGGTCCAGACCGACGACGGTTCCTACGTGAAGGATCTGGACTACGTCCTGGACATCGCCTCGCATATCACCGCGGAGAACGCCGTCGCTAACACGGACGACGGATTCGCGCAGCGCGTGGCGGTGAAGCAGGGCATCGCGCTGAAGAGCGAGATCACGCTGCGGCCGCTCGTGAACCTGGCGCCATACCGGACGTTCGCCGAAATCGACCAGGTGCTCTCGAGGTTCGTTTTCCGCGCGCGCATTGAGGGCAGCATGCCGAAGCTCGCGCTGTACGAAGGCGACGGCGGCCGCTGGAAACTTGCAGCGGTCTCGGCCATCGCGGCCTGGCTCGGCAACGCGTTCACGACCGACGTGAAGATCATCAGCTAGGGCCATGCCGATCCGCGGCATCTTCGAGCGTCCCCCGCGCAGCGGCGTCTGGTGGATCTCTTACTGTGACGGCGAAGGCAAACGTCACCGCGAGAAAGCCGGCCGGCGCTCCGCTGCGCTCGATGCTCTCGGCCGGCGCCGGCTCGAGGTCAAGGAGGGGCGCTACATCCCGCCTCGCGCCGGCGCGCGGCTCACGTTCCGCGAGCTCGCGATGGCGGCGATGGTCCAGAAGAAACTCCGGCTCGCGGATCTGTCTTATGAAACCGACGCCGGCCGGCTGCAGCAGCTCCTCCTCCTCATCGGAAATCTTCCCGCGGACCAGCTCACGCCGGCGCGCCTCGAGGAGACGCTCTCGCGCTTCAAGCAGTCCGGTCTGAGCGGCTCGACGGTGAACCGTTTCCACGCGCTCGTGTCTTCCATTTTCAAGTTCGCGGTCAAGGCCGGCCGCCTGGCCGTGAATCCTGCGAGGCAGGTCTCGAGGTACAAGGAGAACGATTCGCGCGTGCGCTGGCTCCGTGATGTGGAAGAAGCGCAGATCAGGAAGGAGTTCGTCGCCGACTCGCACGAGTGGGAGTTCGACCTGGCGATGCTCACCGGAATGCGCCGCGGCGAACAGTTCACGCTCCGCTGGAAAAATGTCGACTTCGAGAACAAGGTCCTCACCGTCAACGGAAAAAGCGGAAGGCGCCACGTCACCGCGAATGAAGGCGCCATCGCTGCGCTGCGGAAGCTACAGAAGATCTCGGGCGACCGCGAGTTCGTCTGTCCCGAGAACGACGGCTCGGCGAAGCGGGACTGGCGGACCTGGTTTGAGGAGGCCGTGGACAAGGCCGGCGTCCGGGACTTCCACTGGCACGATCTCCGTCACACGTTCGCGTCGCGCCTCGTGATGGAAGGCGTCGACCTCCGAACGGTGCAAGAACTTCTGGGCCACAAATCCATCGTCCAGACGATGAAGTACGCGCACCTGGCGCAGGACCATCGTCAGGCGGCGGCCGAGAAGATGAGCGCAAAGGAGGAACGACGTGAAAAGCAAAAAGAGCGGGAACCCGGCCAAGAAAAAGAAGCCGGCCAAGAAGAAACCAGCGGTCAGGAAACAGACGGCGAAGACGGACCAGGCGGAGTTCGCCGAGAACGAAACAAAAATCGCCGCTGAATCCGCCGAGAACGGCTGATGGCGAAGTGGGTCAGTTTCAAACTCGAGGAGCCGCGCCGGCGCGAACTGAAGACCGACGTGTGGCACGTCTGGAATCTCGGCGAGTCGGCGCATCTCGGCGTCGTGAAGTGGTACGGGCCGTGGCGGAAGTACGCATTCTTTCCCGCGGCCGAGACGCTCTACGAGCAGGATTGTCTCCGCGACATCGCGGAGTTCGTCGAGTCGGAGACGGTGCAGCACCGGAAAGGCCGGCGCGCTTTTCCGCCGGAGGCGCAGGCGTGATCTACATCGGCAACGTTCGGCTGACTCCGCTGTCCTCGCGCGAGGACCCGTACCGCTTCGAGAACCTGACCGACGCGCTGGAGTTCACGCGCATCTTGCGCTCGTGGGTGTGGTGCTGCATCGGGCCGGAGCCGGATCTGTTCCGGGTGTATCCCGGCGGTCGCATCGAGGACTGGACGATCTGGCTCGGCACTCCGCAGGCGAAGGCGCGGCTCGCGAGGAAGAAGTCGGAGGTGCCGGCGTGATCTACGAATTCTTGAAGCGGTTTGTCCCTGCAGCGGCGACGCGGTACCGCCGGCACACCCTGGCGAGTTTGCATTTCCCGTCGCACGAAGAACTTGCTCAGGTGGGCCTGACGGGTCAGCAATTTTTCGACGACTACATCCGGCCGCTGGATGGGCATCGGTTCAAATCTCCTCAGCAGCACGCACACGCGGTGCTGTCGCGGTTTTGGCGCGACTACCCGCAACTGCGACCGCCGGAGGTGCCGGCGTGATGCTCCCGTTCCACGACCGTCTGATGCGGACGTCGCACATGGATATCGAGATGTCGGCGCTGGCGGACCGCCACTATTCACGGCGCACTGTGGGAGCTCGGCAGTTCAGCTACTCCGGCAGAAAGCTCGTGCTCCGCAACTCCGAGGGCAGTGTGCTGTGGGTCTGGATGTTCCCCGATGCCGAGAAGCGAATGGACGGCCAGCTCGGGTACAACTGCGCTCTCTTCCGTACCGAGTCCGGCCGGCGAGCGAGCGAGATCATCCTGGAGGCCGAGGCGTGGGCGTTCGAGAAGTGGGGACCGGCTCGGCTCTACACCTACATCGACCCGGCGAGGATCCGCATCGTGAAACGCCGCGGCGTTCCGGTTCCCGGCTTCTGTTTCCTGAAGGCCGGCTGGCAATTTGTCCGCGAAATCCGGCGCGGCAAACTGCTTTTCGCGAAGGAAATCCCTGGCACCGCGAGTGGCACCAGTTGTGAGAGGGAAAATTCGGCGGCGCAAGCCGCGAAGTGACTACGAGTTAGCGGGCAGTAATGGTAACCACAGGACTACGTGTCCTGTGGTTTAGGGGGTCAAATGGCCGAAAAACACGAAGCAGGGACGTTCATCGGGCACGACAAAGTCGGAGGGACGTCACCCCGAATCGTCCAGCAAGCCGAGCCTCCCACGGCCGCTCCTGGCTTGAGCGCGCGCGTATTGGGGGGCTCCTGCGCCGCGTGTGGAAAGCCGCGCGATGCACACGGCGCGCCGGCTCCGGGCGATCCGCTCGGCTGCACGGGCGTCCCCTTCTCGCTCTCGGTACCGGAGGCGATGGTCACGATTCGCAAGCCGGCCTCTCTCGGCCACACCGCGGCGCTCCCGCCGGTCGAAGAGCCGCAGTGGGTCACCTGCGATTGCCTCCGCACCGCTCACCTGTATTCCGGCTCTTGTCGCGGCGTGGTCAGGTCCGTGCCGGCGCCGGACCCCGAGCCGATTGACGAGCGCGCTCTCTACCGCGCAGTGCAGCTCGCGGCGCGCGATCTCCCGGATGGCTTCCAGATCCACGTCAGCGTCGAGCGCGGCTCCGGCTGGGTCTCGCTCGAGTATCCCGGCGTGCCGTTCGAATACCGGCCGGACGGCGGCGGCTGTCGGAGCAAGATCCTCGATTGCGTCGCGAAGGCCAAGGCCACGCCAGTGGTGGACCGATGAAGAAGAAGCGCGAGCTCCCGCTGTTCTCTTCGCGCCGCGCGAACCCGCACCGCGACGACGCTCTGTTCTTTAGATCCGCGCGCCGCGTCCGCGTGCGTAGCAAATGTACTGCGGTCTGCAGTACACGGAGGCCGTGATGCCGTGCTCCCACGTGAAGTTCCCGGACGGAACCGTCGCCATCGTGAAGCACGGAGCTCCTCGGGTTCCCCGCTGCAAGTTCTGTCAGGTCCTTCACGACGTCGCCGGCTGGCCGGCGACACAGCTCTGCGATTTTGAAATCGGCCGAACGCTCGGCGGCGATCCGATCACCTGCGACGCGAAGATGTGCACGCGCTGCGCGCGGCGCGTCGGCGATAAAGATTTCTGCCCGAAACACTCGGGCTGAAGGAGGAAGTGTGGACAAACCAACCATCGGTCGAATCGTGATCTACAACCATCCCGGCTCGAAGGACGGCAAATTCCCGCCTCAGCAATCGCCGGCGATCATCCAGAACGTGGCGCCGGACGGGACCGTTCGCCTCTTTGTGTTCGGTCCGAAGGGTCAGCACATGGACGAAGGACTCACGCAGGGCGACGGACCTTGCCAGTGGAACTGGCCGAACCGCGTCTGAAGGAGGCGGAGATGAAGAAGAAGCCAGGACCGCCGAAAGGCCGCAAGCGAGGACCGCGACTCGAAACGGTTTTGAAGCAAGTGCGCGCGATGAATTTGAAGACCGGGGAAAGCGTAGTTCTCTACGGACTTCGCTTCACAAAAACAAAGGAAGGATTCGAGACCTGAAGGAGGCGGAGATGAAATCGATTTCACCAGTGGTTCCGGGCCTCGAGCACCTGGAGATCGTGGTCGCGAAAAACCAACCGGAGTACGAGCCGCTGCCGGCGCTCCCGGTCGACGACGCACAAAAAATCATCACGCGCTGGCGATTGTCCTGGCGCGAGCGGCTGCAGGTGCTGTTCCGCGGCGATCTGTACCTCTGGGTCTGGACGTTCCGCCGGCCGGTCCAGCCGGTCTTCCTCGAGGTGTTTAAGCCGGCGCTCGAGGAGATCCACGGCGACGCGATGTTTCAGGGAGGGCGGCCGGTACGGCCTGCCGGAACCGGCGAGGTCAACTGATGCTGCTCTTGCGCGCGATCTGGGCGCTGTTCGCTATCCCACCGGCGAAACTCGACCTCGAGTGGACCCGCTGGAAAATTCGCCGCGCGCAGCGGCGGATTCGGAGGCGCGGATGCGGGCGTTCGTGATGACGACCTTCGTGATCGGAGTACTCGGGAACTTGGGCCGGCTGTGGATGCTTTTGAAACCCGGCACTCTTCCGCGGTTACAAAAATTCTGGGTCGGAACCTGGACGCTCTACTCCCTTTGCTGGACGGCGTGGGCGGCGTGGCTCTTGTTTCACTGAAGGAGGCGGAGATGCTCGTGGAAACCGAAAAGTGCCGCGTGTGCGGCTGCTCGAAACTGCGGCCGTGCCTTCTCTTCGTCGCTCCGGGCTCGCCGCTCGTGCCGTGTGCCTGGCTCGACTTCGACCACACGCTCTGCACCAACCCGCTGTGCGTCGGCGCGATCCCGCTGGCCGAACTGACCGAGATGCCGATCATGCGGAGGCTGTGAGGAGGCCGGTTGAATGCTTCATCCACGACGAGGCTCGTGCTCCGGGGATTCCAGGCGGTGTGCTCGAGGTGTCGCGTGGACTTTCGCTGGCCGTCGGAGTGGACTCCGAAGTTCTGTCCGAACTGTGGGCGGAAAAATACATCGCCGATGGAGGGCTCAGTGCCGGACCAAGACTTGATCGACAAGATCCGGGCGGAATGCCGGCGCGTGCAGCTCCTGCTTCCCACGTACGAATCCATCGTGCCGGCGGGAACGCTCGTGCGGGACATGGTGCAAATCGTTGTCCGGGAAGGCGAGGCGAGCATCGCCTCCGGCGACGTGGAGCGCATGAAGAGATCTCTCGAATCGCTGAGGAACGTTCCGAAGTAAGAATTTCCCGCCGGGCTCCTGGCTGGGTAGCTCGGCGGGGTTCGACAGGGGACAGGGCCGCCGTAGCAACTCCACGGAAGGGGTGCTGCGGCGGTCCCCCGTCGAAGAGGGTTTCCGCTGTTGCGAGACGGCGGACACGGTGAGCACACCCCGGCGGCCGCGTTTCCCTTAAGTTCGCGGCCGCCTCCCGTGAAACTTAAGTTTCCGCCGTGGTAGAGCGGCGGGGATTCGACAGGGCGTCATGGAACACGCGGAACCGCCGTAGTTCGGAGAGGAACTGCGGCGGCTCCTGTCGAAAAGAAAGGCTAAAAAATGCCGAACATCATCCTGGAACTGACGCGCGAGATTCACCGCGTCGAGCAGCTCTACGCGTCTCTGCACGGCGCCGAACTCGACAACGCCAGGCGCACCGTGGCCTACGCGCAGTCGGGCCTCGCGAACAATTCTCTCGAGGTCATGAAGGAAAGCATCAACGATCTCCGCGACATCACCGGCGAGCCGAAAAAACCGTGACCGAGGCGTACCCATTTCCGTGGAAGTTCGAAATCGACCGCTATGGTGTTTTGTACCTCATGCAGTCCGTCACCGAAGCGCAGGTCCAGAAGGCAATCCTCGAGCTCCTGGCGCTCTACAACGTCGACGCCGTTCCCATCGACGCCGGCGGCCGCCGGCAGCGCGGCCGGATGATGGGCGCGGCGAAGGCTCGAGGTGTGGATCTCGCCGGCGTTCAGAACGTCGCGACCGGCGCCGCGATCCCCGCGGGGTTTGCGGATCTCGAGGCGACGCTCGCGCCGTTCGGCCGCGCGCTCTACATCGAAGTGAAAGCTCCGGCTTGGATCGATGCGAAAAAGAAAATCATTCGCCGTGCCGGCGAGCCGTCGAAGGAGCAGCTCGAGTTTCTGCTCGCGAAGCATCGCCGCGGCGCTTGTGTTCTCGTGGCGTGGTGCTCGGGGGACGTCGAGGCCTGGTGCGCCGCGCAGCTCCACAGGAACCGGAGGCTGGTCAAAAATTTTTGACTCGAGCGGGTTTTAACAGTCTTCCTTGGCCGTCCAGGGCCGAGCCAGCCCTTTTCCAAATTTCTGTCCAGAGATTTGGGGGAGGAAACGCAGCACGCGTTCAGATACGTCGCGGTCCAACCGGAACGCGCCGGGAAGTGGGACACGATCAAGACCGCGTCCCATCTTCACGACGTCCTGACAGACCTGCAAACCGATGCGAGCGGCCGTGTGAACTACGGTCGCGCGTTCGGTTACGCCTGGCTCCTGGCGCACTGGCCGGGAAATCCTGACGACCGGCCGTGTGTTCGCACCCTCAAGTACCACATGGCAAAACTGAAACGCGCCGGCCTCGTGGAGGTCCGCGCCGTGGGATTCGGCGGCGGCATGACCGTTCGGCTCATCGGGTCTGCGAAGTGGCAAACCGCACGTCCGGCACCGGCGGTGCAGCTCTCGCTGCTCCTCCCGGCTGTCGCCACGATGAAAGGAAAATCTGTGGGAAACCCTGTGGAAAAGCAGTCGGAATCGACTGTGTCTCAGATTCACATGGGGCAAGACTTTGCCCCCGTTGGGGGCAAAACTTTGCCCCATAAAGAAGTTAAGAACCTAGCAGAAGAAACAATCGGCGCCGTGGCGGCCGCTCACGCTATGCCGCGTGTGTGGAAAACCAAGAAAGAGCTCGAGGCTCGGCGCTTGCTGCTCCTGGACCAGGCCGAGGCCGTCCAGAGGGAATTCAAAAGCGCTGGCTAGGGAAAGGCCAAATGAAAAAAGACGGCAACTACCGGCAGATCAGCTCTCGCGAGCAGGAGCGTCTCTGGATTGAAGAGGCGAAGAAATTCCGCCTGGCCAGGATCAAAACCGTGGAGGATGCGGTTCGGTTCACCGCGGACTTCGGGACTGTTCCCGTTTGGAAGGAGGACCAATGCCCATTCCAGACAACCGCAAGGATCTCGAATCGTTTGGCTACAGCAAGCTCGGTGACTCGCACTGCTCCGCGTGCAGCGCGCCTATCGAGTGGTGGGAAACGTGGCGCAAAAAGAAGATGCCATTCACGGTCCGAGAGGACGGCTCGCTCGTTCCGCATTGGGCAACGTGTCCGAAAGCGGACCAGTTCCGCCGGCCGCGCTGAGTAGTGTGAAGAGCACGGTCACCTGATCTTGAGAAAAATAGTAGTGGGTATACGACCCACTGCGGAAAGGAGTTCGTGATGTTGAATCTGTGGCTCGCGCTCTCGTTCGTTGTCATCGTCCTGGCGCTGCCGGTTCACGAAGGCTGGAAGTACAGAAAGCTCGAAAAAGAAAAGGAGAAACCATGAACAATCTGCACGACTTTCGGATGTGGGTGTTTCCGGTCCTTGCGATCCTGGCCGGCTTAGTCGGCTACTTCAGATGCAAGGACGGCAAAAACGCCGAAGTGTGGAGGTGCATTTTCTGCTGTGGCGCGTTCATCCTGCTTTGGATTCTCACGTTCGGCGGGTACGCGATTCGATGAACATCAAAGCCGAGGTCGACGTCGACGGCGTGGTGAAACTGTGTGCGACCGTGCTCCGGCAACTTCCATACGCCGCAAACAACGCGATCACCAGAACCGCGAAGGAAGCCGTCGATGCCGGCCAGAAGGAAATCGCTGCAGACCTGCAGCTCAGGAAACGGTTCATTCTGAACCGGATCAAAATTCTGCAGTACTCAAAAGTCGGAAATCTAACGGCGATCATCGGCATCGACACCAAAGTGCAGGGAGCTCCTCTGCTCTTGGGGTTTTTCGAAGAAGGCGGAACGAAGGAACCGACGAAAGGTCCAGACATCGCGATTCCGCTCACTGGCGAAGCAGCTCGGCCGTCGTTTTCACAATCCGTTCCGACGTCGCTCCGCTATACGAATCTCCAATTCGACAATCGGCGCGGAAAAAAGCGCACGTTCATTATTCCTGGAGTCGGGATCTTTCAGCGTATCGGCGCCGGCGCGGCTGTCTCGAGGGCTTTTCATGGCGGCTCGCAGTCAGATCTCGACAATCAAACCGTCCTGATCTACTCGTTTCAACCGTCGGCGAAACTGCCGCAGCACACGCACTTGCGCGCTGCAATGGTGAAGGTGATCGGTGAGCGGTTCAACGCGATCTTCTCTGAAGAGTTCACGAAGGAGATCTTAAAGAAAGCGGCACGCACATGAACGACAGACAACGAACGGCGTTTGAATTCCCGTGTGCTCGTGGACGTGAAACCATGCAGTCGCGATTCTGGGATCGTGCGTGGCTGAAAGGTCGCACACTGTCGACGATTCTAACCGTGAACAAGTGACTGACCTTCAACTCCGGGCGTCCCGTGTGGCACGCCTCAGTCGCTCTGATGGACGTGGTGAAAGGTAAGACTCTCCGTGTGGCCAAGCTATCGGAGATGAACAAGATGATTCTCATCGAGATGTCAAAGACTTTGCTTCACGAGGTCGGTCAACTGCCGAGCACTGTCGAACAGTGGGAACTTGCAATCCACTACCGTCGCAGTCTGACGGACCTGGAGCTCGCTGGCTTGCCTGCAGCGTGGTGCGCTATCGCACCCGTGGACGAAGGCGGTTCAGGCATCGTGCTCGAGCGTGACACATGAAGTGTCTCGTGTGTCGTGTGTGTCTCGTTGTGTGGTGTGCGGTGTGGCTCGTGGCGCTCGCCTGGCGTGGCTTGCGTGGGGCAATTGGGCCGGGTGGTCTCGGTTCGCGCAGGGTCCTCCCCCGTGGGGGTGGCGTCCGCGGGTGACGGCGACTGCACGAGATGTCCACGCACTGAGAATTTTTGACGGACTTCGTTTCGGTTATTCGCGGGGGGCTTTTTTGGAGCGGTGCTCATGAAAATCCAGATGTGGAGCGTCGACCGCGTGATTCCGTACAAGCGGAACCCGCGGAAGAACGACGAGGCCGTCGAAAAAGTAGCGGCGTCCATTAAGGAGTTCGGTTTCAAGCAACCCATCGTGGTGGACAAGGACTCCGTCATCATCGTCGGCCACACCAGGCTGCTCGCTGCTCTCCGTCTCGGCATCAAGGAGGTCCCCGTTCTGATTGCGACCGATCTCTCGCCGGCGCAGGTGAAGGCTTACCGGCTCGCCGACAACCGCGTTCACGAAGAGGCCGAGTGGGATGAGGAACTCCTGGCGCTCGAGCTCGGCGATCTCTCTAAGCTCGGGTTCAATCTCGAGGCGACCGGGTTCGACGCTGACGAGATCAACGCGCTCCTGAACATCGACCAGGGCGGGCTGCTCCCTGGCGCCGAAGAGGACGCCGTGCCGGCGACGCCGGCGAAGCCGATCACGTTCCCTGGCGAGCTCATCCAGCTCGGGAAGCACCGGCTCATCTGCGGGGACTCCACCGACCCGTTCGTCATCGAGAAACTTTTCGCCGGCGCGAAGGCCGACGCGGTTTTCACCGATCCGCCGTACAACGTGAACTATGAAGGCGGCGCCGGGAAAATCAAAAACGACAACATGGAGAACGGGGACTTCAGGAAGTTCCTGCTCCGCGCGTATTCCGTCATGTTCCGCGTCCTGAAGGACGGCGCCGCGGTCTACGTTTGCCACGCTGACACCGAGGGTCTTAATTTTCGCGGCGCGTTCGCCGACGCCGGTTTCAAACTCTCCGGCTGTCTGATTTGGTGCAAGGACTCGCTCGTGCTCGGGCGGTCCGACTACCAGTGGCAGCACGAGCCGATTCTCTATGGCTGGAAACCGAGCGGGCCGCACAAGTGGTACGGCGACCGGAAGTCCACGACGATCTCCGAGTTCATGCTCGAGGCTCCGCTCACGCAGGTCGAACCGAATCTCTACCGGCTCCGGCTCGGGGACCAGTGGTATCAGATCCGCGGGGAAAAATTGGCCATCGAGGAACTGCAGACCACCGTGGTGAAAATCCCGAAGCCGAAAAAGAGCGAGGACCATCCGACGATGAAGCCGGTCGCGCTCATCGACAAGATGCTGCGGAATTCCACGAAGAAGAAAGACGTGGTCTTCGATCCGTTCGCCGGCTCCGGCTCGACACTCATCTCCTGCGAAAAGTTCGGCCGAACCGCTTACCTCTGCGAGCTCGAGCCGAAGTTCTGTGACGTCATCGCGCTCAGGTGGGAAGAGGTCACCGGGAAAAAAGCAAAGAGGGAGGCACGCGTATGAACTACCCGCTGAAAGTCGCCGCGGAATTCTGGACGTTCGAAGGACGGAAAGTCGGACTCGCGATCCGATGTCCGAACTGCGGGAGCCAGCACATGGCGTTTTTTCAGAACCCCATCGGCGGTGGGGCTCCGGTCAAGACGCTAGGAACGTGGGCCAGATTCGGCGAGACGCTCGAAACCATTTCGCTCACGCCGAGTTTCCTGGCCATCGATCACTACCACTCCTGGATTAAGAACGGGGAGCTCCGGGTCGATTCGCCGTTCACCTGCGTCGCCGCGGCGCCTCGAGGCAATCATGAACCGGTCAAAGGCTAGGCATCGATGCCCACCGTCGACGTCACCAAAGTCGCGAGCGCTTTGAACCTCGACGAGCGGCGCGTCCAGCAGCTCGTGAAGGAAGGGATGCCGCGCGAGACGCGCGGGCAATACGACCCTGTAAAGTGCCTGCTCTGGTACGTTCGGTACCTGCAGGCCGCACTCGAGAAGAAATCCGTTCCCACTCTTGACGGCGGGTTCGTCGGCGAGCGCGAGGAGCGCGTGCGGCTGCTCCGGGCCGACGCCGATCTCCGCGAGATGGAGCTCGCGCGCGAGCGCGGACTGGTAGTGGCGCTTCCCGATATCGAGGCGCGGCTCACGGACCTCGTGCTCACCACGAAGGCTCGCATCATGGCGATTGCACCGCGGCTCGCGCCGGAACTCGTGGGGGAAACTTCCCGCATCATGATTCAGGCGAAGCTCGAGAAGGCCTGTAAGGAATCGCTCGCGTACCTGGCGAAGGCAGTCAACGATGGCGGAAACCCAAACCCACCCGAGCGCGCTCGTTAATCTCGCCGCGGTCCTGGCGCGCGTCTACAACCATTTCGATCCTCCTCCCGACATCACCGTCTCCGAGTGGGCGGTCAGGAACCGCGTACTGCCAAAGGGCACGACGTCGCGGCCGGGTCCGTTCAAGCCGGAGAAGTTTCAAATCGAAATGATGGACGTGGTCCTGGACCCGCTTGTTCACGAGGTCGTGATTCAGAAAAGCACGCAGGTGGGCTACTCCGATGCGGTGATCAATAACATCTGTGGCTACTACGTAGATGCAGATCCCAAACCGATTATGTTGGTGCAACCCACAATCGAGAACGCCAAGGACTACGGGAAGAAACGGATCACGCCGATGATCGAGTCCTGTCCGGCGCTCCGCTCGAAAATAAAACCGCCGACGTCCCGTCGCGCGGGGAACACTCTCGCGCTGAAGGAATTCCCCGGCGGGTTCCTGAAACTGACCGGAGCAAACTCCGGCGCAGGCCTCCGCTCCGATCCCGTCCCCGTGGTGCTGTTCGATGAGGTCGACGGCTATCCCATCGATGTCGACGGCGAGGGCGATCCCGTGGCCATCGGCACGCGCCGCACGGACGGCTACGCCGATTACAAAATCGTGAAGGGTTCCACGCCGGCGAAACCGAAAGGGATCTCACCCATCGAGCGCGACTTCCTCCGGTCCGACATGCGGCGCTTCCACGTCCCGTGTCCGTTCTGTTCCGTCCGGCAGCCGCTGCGCTGGCGCGATCCGGCGCCGCCGGCCGGCTCCGGGATGTACCGGCTTTTCTATTCCGTCAACACCGACGGCCAGGTCGACCCGCAGAGCGTGGCCTACGTTTGCGCCGGCTGCGAGAAGCGCATCCCGGAACGTTACAAGCAGCAGATGTTGAACGCCGGCGAATGGCTCGCCGAGTTCCCGGACCGTACCACCGTGGGGTTCCACATCAACGCGCTCTATTCCCCGTGGCGGGAAAACTGGCACGCGCTCGCGCAGGAGTGGCACGAGGCCAACAAGGAAAATAACCCGGAGAAACTGAAGGCCTTTATCAATCTCCGGCTCGGCGAAACGTGGGAGGAGCAGGGCGACTCCGTCGAGGCGCTCACGCTGAAGAGCCGACTCGAGGCCTACCAGGCGGAAGTCCCCGACGGCGTGGGCCTGCTCACCGCGGCCGTCGACGTCCAGAGCGACCGCCTCGAGTGTGTGGTGAAAGGGTGGGGCGAGAAAGAGGAATCCTGGCTCATCGCCTACCAGCAACTCTTCGGCGATCCCGGCCAGGAGGCCGTGTGGAACGAACTTGATTCGTTCCTGCTCTCGACGTGGGAGCACGCGTCCGGTCAGAAGGTCAGGATCTCCTGCACCATGATCGACTCCGGCGGCCTGCACACCGACTCCGTCTATCGGTTCGTCCGCGCGCGGCAGCAGCGAAAAATATTCGCGCTCAAAGGCTCGAGCGAGGCGGGGAAGGAAATCCTCGGGAAGTTCAGCATTAACAATCAGTACCGCGTTAAGCTCTGGCTCATCGGAACCGACACGGCGAAGGACCGCATCTTCGCTCGCTTGAAAATTCCTGGACCCGGTCCTGGCTTCATGCATCTTCCCGACTTCGCCGAGGACGAGTACCTGGCGCAGCTCACTTCCGAGAAGGCGGTCCGTCGCTATCGCCGCGGCAAGGGAACGATCCGCGAGTACATCAAAACGCGCGCGCGGAATGAAGCGCTCGATCTCGAGGTCTATGCTCTCGCTGCTCTGTACGTGCTCGGCCAGGCCGCGATCCGCCGGCTCGGGGAACTGGCGGCCGCGCTCCGGCTCCCGCCGACCGAGCCTAGTGGCGGGCCGCAGGGCGGCTCTGGCGGGTCATCCGGGGGGCCTGGCCGTGCCGGCGGCGGGTCCTCGTGGGTGGATGGATGGCGTTAGACCTTTTGTGACACGTAATCTTTGGGAACATATAACTAGTTTGATAAGTATAATAACTGTACTTATTCTCTGTACTGAGCGAAACTCTGTGTGTGGCAAGAAAGCAAAACACGGAGGCTCCCAAAGTGAAAAGCGCATTCAGAATCGAAATGGCAAAAGTGAACCGGATGCTGATGGTTGTGGTGGACGGGTGCGGCGCCGACGACCTGGAAAGGCTCACCGCCAAGCTCCGCGCTCTGGACCCGGAGCGCCAGGAGTTCTGGAAAATCGAGGACTGTGTGCTCGGGTCCTTCGATGAAATCATCATGGTCTCTGCTCCGAGTGCTGTCGCCGTGCAGCGTCATGTCCGCGCTTACGTTCAGTGCCAGCGCGCGGCGGCGGTGCGCTCATGAAACTGAAGCCGATCACATCCATCGCGGAACTCCTGAAGCACGACGCTCCGTACCCCGTGTCAACAGTTGTGGTCATCCTGTTCGAACGTTCGGCCTGGCGGAAGCTCTCCGGGTATCTGCTCTGGAGGAAATCGTGAAGCGAATCGCAAAAGAAGAGGGCTCGGCGCCGGCGCTAATCCTGTCCACGCACGAGGTCCGCGACCAGCTAAAAGTGATTGCTGCTCTCACCCGGTCGACGATGAAGGAAGTCCTCGCTCGCCTGGTCGCCACGGAATTGAAGCGCGTCGTGCCGGTCGCGAACGAGTACAAGACGGCGGCCAAGTCATGACGGCGGCGCTCATTGTCGAACGCGCCGCGGCGCAGTGGGTTGGGGTCCAACCATCGGAGGACGGGGCGCTTGTCCTGTTCCGCGATCCCGTCACCCGGTCCACGCTCGCGCTGCTCGAGGACGGTCTCACCGTCGCCGGCGTCCTGGCGCGGCTCGAGGCCTCGCGCGAGGCCTTCGGGGTGAAGCCGTGAAATCCTTCAGCGTCACGGCGTTCTTTCCCGAAGTGAAGGCGCACCTGGCCTGGCAGACCGTCACGGTCCACGCCGGAAGTTTCGACGAGGCCGCTGCTCGCGCCCTTAAAGTACTCCGCGCGCGGGCGGGTATTGCTGGTAAGCACATCACGGAAGTCCGCGTCACGATCAAGGCGTCGGATGGTGAGTTAAACTCAGTAAACGGAGGAACGTTATGAAAAAGGTAATCGTCGGGTTTGCTCTCTTGCTGGTGATACTCGCCGTCTCCGTCATGCACAAGAGCACGAAGGCGGAGATGCACGTCCAGGCGCAGGCGGTTCAGGCCGCGGCCGAGACGCGTCCGCGCGACCTGGAGCTCCTCAAACATCCCAAAGTGCGCGCCGCTTGCGCCGCGCATCCCGAATGGGAAATGGAGGCCTGCCAGACCATCGACCAGGGCGAGGTCTCGATTGGAATGACCGCCGACCAGGTGCGGCTCTCGTGGGGAAAACCGGACAAGATCAACGCCACGCTCTCCTCCGAACGTCAACGAGAGCAGTGGGTCTACGGGAAGCAGTATCTCTACATGCAGAACGGAGTTCTGAAATCGATGCAGACGCCGCGCTGAGGAACGGGTAAAATCGAACAGCGCATCCCCCCCCGCCTCACCAGGTGTTCCTCGTTTCACTTTCCACATCCCCGCTGCTCCCGCCCCAAGGGAGCAGCTCCTCCATTGGCTTAACTAACAACTGAGCAAGTCTCTGCTATAGGTCCGCAGGGTAAACAGCGTAGCGTTTCCCTCAGTGCCGCCAATCATCCCCGATCTCGTGCCGAAGCATTTCCCCGCTGGCACAACTGTCAAGTTCACGCGCTCCCTCGACGACTTCCTGCCATCGGACGGGTGGAGTTACACGATCTACCTGAATGGGCTCACCCAAAAATTCAGCAAGGCCGCGACGGTCCTGGACGCGAATGTTTTCCAGATTGAATTCGTTCCCACCGACACCGCCTCGCTGACTCCCGGCGCCTACCGCTACGCCGAGCGGCTCGTGAACGATGGCTCCACCGACTCGACCCTCACGGGCGAAACGTACGACATCACGGGCGATGAGCTCGTGATCAACATCGAGCCGAACGTGGCGAGCGCCGCGGCCGGCGCGTTCAACACTTGGGAGGAGCAAACTCTTGTCATCGTCGAGGCGGCTATCGCCGGCCGGCTCACCGCCGACATTCAGGCCTACCAAATTGCGGGGCGCTCCGTCAGTAAAATCCCCATCGCGGAACTCCGCACGATCCGCGGCGAGCTCCGCTCGGCAGTGTGGCGCCTGCAGCATCCCGGCCAGCTCGGCGTTCCCTATCGCGTTACTTTCCCGCTCGAGAACGAAAGTTCTGAATATCCGCCGACCTGGCAGGACGTCACAGGCCTCGACCGATGAAGGCGCCGTCCTGGCTCCGCCGGCTCGGTTCCCTACTGGCCGGGAAGCGCGCGCAGACGGTCTTCAATGGCGCGATGGGCGGCCGGCTGACGATGGACTGGGTTGCGGCGATTCTCTCCGCGGACCAGGAAATCAAAGGGAACATGCGGCTGCTCCGCGCGCGCGCGCGCGAACTGTCGCGGAATAATCCCGTCGCGAAGTCCTACCTGAAGATCCTCACGTCGAACGTGCTCGGGGAAAAAGGAATCGGTTTCCAGCCGCAGGTGCGGAACAATGACAAAACCCTGAACACCGCGTTCAATGAAAAAATTCAGGACGCGTGGAACGAGTGGGGCCAGGTCGGAAACTGCACGGTCGACGGCAAGCTCTCTTTCCGCGGTGTCCAGACTCTAGTGCTGAAAAACATCGCGACCGATGGCGAGGTGTTCGTTCGGAAGGTCCTCGGGTTCGCGAATAAGTACCGCTTCGCGCTGCAGATCATCGACGCCGACCAGGTCGACCATCTGTTCTCTCGCTTCGTTGCGAAAGGCCAGAACGAAATTCGCATGGGCATCGAGGTCGACGAGTGGGGACGGCCGGTCGCTTACCACGTCAATGAAAAGCACCCGTCCGATCTCGGCGGCTCGCTGCTCCGCACTCGCATCCCCGCGGACCAGATCCTCCATCTCTACGATCCCGAGCGCGTGAATCAAACCCGCGGGATCACCTGGTTTCACCCTTGCATGTTCGAGATGCGAATGCTCGGCGGGTACGTCGAGGCGGAACTCATCGCCGCGCGCACGGGCGCTGCGAAGATGGGGTTCCTGAAGTACACCGACGCGTCCGCGTTCGACCAGCCGAACCCCGACGCGAAGTACCGCATCGAGGCGCAACCCGGGGTGATTGAAACTCTTCCTCCGGGCCTCGACTTCCAGGCCTGGAGTCCCGAGCATCCCGCGACCGCGTTCCCGGCCTTCCTGAAGGCGATGCTGCGGTTCGTCGCATCGTCGATGGGTGTCTCATATAACGCGCTCGCGTCCGACCTCGAGGGGGTGAACTACTCCTCCATGCGCTCCGGCCTGCTCATCGAGCGCGACCAGTGGAAGATGCTGCAGTCGTTCCTGAAGGAGCAGATGCTGCAGCCGATCTTCAATCCGTGGATCTCGATGGCGCTGCTCTCCGGCTCTCTCGTGCTCGACACCCGCGATCCCGCGCGATTCTGTGTTGGCAAGTGGCAGCCGCGGGGATGGGCCTGGGTCGATCCTCTCAAGGACGTGCAGTCGACCATTCTCGGAATCGGCGCCGGCCTGCAGACGCGCGACGCGGCGATCTCCGAACAGGGCGGCGACTTCGAGGAAGTCTTCGAGCAGCTCGCGGAAGAGGAAAAGCTCGCGGAGACCTACGACCTGCATCTCTCGATCACGGCGAAGGCTCCGATTGTCGACAAGGGTCCGAAGGACCAGGTGGTCGAGGAAGACAACCCGGACAACCCGGACGAGGCGGCCGATGATGCCGCCGACGGCGAGGACGGGAAGAAAAAATCTGCGGCGGCTGGCTCTCGCCGCCTCATTTCACTCAGGGGGAGAAAATGAACCCGACGACACGCACAAAAGAAAAACTCGGGGACGCACTCCCGATGCTCACCAGGGACTTTGAAATCCTGGAAATGGTTCCCGTCGCGAAGCGAGTTCTCTCCGACGCGGACCGCGCTGCTCGCGAATTGCGCCGCAAGGCGAAAGCCGACGCCGGCGAGAAGCCAGATCCAGACGACGAGGACGAAGAGGAAGCCGGGGCGGACCCGGACCGCTTCAACATCTCCATCTCCTCCGAGACTCCTGTGGAGCGGTGGTTCGGAAAGGAAATCCTCGACCATTCTCCTGAGGCCGTCGATCTCTCGCGAGTGAAGAAAGGACTTCCGTTCCTCGACTCGCACGATGCGAAGGCCGTCATCGGGATTGTCGAGAAAGGGAAAATCGGCGACGACAAAAAACTCCGCGGCCAGCTCAGGTTCTCTCGCAGCGCGCCGGCGCAAGCCGTGAAGACGGACGTCAAGGATGGCATTCGGCGGTTCATCTCCGTCGGCTACATGGTCAGCGAGTACACACTCGAGAAATCCTCGAAGGAGGAAGGCGACACGTATCGCGCGACGAAGTGGACGCCGGTAGAGGCGAGTTCGGTCGGAGCTCCCGCCGACCTGACCGTGGGCCACGAGCGCAAGGCGGGAGACAGGCTCTTTCCAGTTTTAGTTCGCAGTGCTAGTCCGGCTTCCGAGCCGAATCTTAAGGAGGGTACCGTGCCAGAAATTACCGTAGCAGATTCACGGGCCGCCGGCGCTGAAATTATTCGGCTCGGCAAGGTCCACAAAATCGATCAGGAACGCGTGGCGAAGGCTGTAGCTGACGGCGAGTCCGTCGATGCATTCTCGCGATTCGTTCTCGACGAAGTCTCGAAGCGCGGCGCGCAGCCGCTCCCGCAGCCGGGAGCCGAAGGTGCCGAAGATCAGGACCGTTTGAATCTGACCAACAAGGAGCAGAAGGACTACAACCTGGCGCGCGGAATCATGACCGCCGTCCGCAACATCGAAGCGGCCTCGAGCGGAACTGCAACGCAACGCGCGAACTCTTTCGAGATGGAGATTTCCGATTCCATCGAGAAGGACTGGAAAGGCGCACGTCACGGCGGTCTCTTTGTGCCGTGGAGTCTCCGCCACGCCTGGACGCCGGACCTGCAGAAAAAGTACGGCACGCAGGAAGTGAAAAAGCGCGCGGGTCTCGACTCTGCGACCGCGACGGCCGGCGCCGAGCTGAAGTTCACGGAACCGGGGGAGTTCATCCAGTTCCTGTACAACAGCATGCGCGTGAAGCAGCTCGGCGCTCGCACCATCTCCGGGCTCCGCGACAACGTTTCGTACCCGAAACAAACGGGCAAAGCAACCGGCTCGTGGGTGGGAGAGAATCCCGGCATCGACGTGGCGGACTCCGCGCTCACGCTCGGCTCCATCGCAAGTTCGCCGAAGACCTACCAGTCCTCGACGAGCTATTCGCGTCAATTGCTCGCGCAAGCGGTAGTCGATATCGACACCCTCGTGCGTGAAGATCTCGGCCGCGACCTGGCGCTGGCCGTCGACAGCGTGGCTATCCTCGGCGGCGGCACGAACCAACCCGTCGGTATCGGCGCCACATCCGGCGTGCAGTCCTACGTCACGAGTGCGGACGCCGGCAACGGCGGCGCTCCCGCGTGGGCTGACATCGTGAAGATGACCGAACTCCTCGAGGCTGCGAACGCGGACCAGCTCGGCGACGGCGCATGGCTCACCACGCCTGGCATCAAGGGCACGCTGAAGGGGCTCCCGCGTTTGGGGAACACCATCGGCCTGCCGATCTGGACCGATAACAACACCGTCGACGGCTACCAGGCGGCTTCCTCGAACCAGGTCGCGAAAACCAACACGAAGGGCACCAGCGGCGCGACCTTGCATACGATCATCCGAGGGATTTTTGAAACGATGGTGATCGGAATGTGGGGCAGCGGTTTTGAACTCGTGGTTGACCCCTACCGGCTGAAGAAGCAGGGGATGATCGAGCTCACCACGTTCATGCTCGTCGACGTCGTCCTGAAGTACCCCCTGGCGTTTGTCGTCGCGAAGTACGTCATCAGCACCTAATTTCTTCCCGCGCTCCGGCGCGGCGTTGTGGCGCGTGGGCGGGATTCGTCCCGCTCACGGCCAGAAAGCGAGGACTGCAATGTCGGAGAAAGACGAAACGAAACGGGAGTCGGGAGAGGCAGTCGACTCAAGACCGGAAGGGAATCGGGAAGAGCGACGAGGAACGCGCCGCATCAGGCTCCTACGCTCCATTGTTTTGGGGGCAGAGCACGCCGAGGCGGATTCCATCCACGAAGTGTCGCGCGCTCTCGCACATCGGCTCGTCGGAGAATCGTCCGCGGTCTACGATGACGCCGGCGAACCGGGCGATCCCGGAAATGCCACGACGGTCAACAGGATGGAGCAACCCGTGAACCGCGAGCCAGAGCCGCGGCGGATCTCCGGTCCTGCTCCAAAGGTCAAGAAGTAAGCCGTGCCGACGCCGTCCACTGCTCCCGCTTTCGGTGACTCCGATATCCCTGCTCTGATGAAGGACATGGGTATCGCGATCACCGTTGGGGGCGTGGCCGGCATAGGTTTGCTCGACGAGGCAGACCAGATCCTCGTGCAGGACGTGAACCGCGGCGAGGTAGTGGCCACGGCGACGACCCTCACGATTCAATCGTCTGCTTTTCCGGCAGCCGCAATCGGCCAGGCAGTAGTGGCCGGCGGCAAGAACTTCACGGTCCGCGAGCGGCTTCGGGAGGGCGATGGTGGACTCACCAAATTGCTGCTGCTCGGGGTCTAAGGGGTGGACAAAACTCGGGAGTTTTGTCCAGGGGGTGATGAGTGCCGACTTCGATTCGCGAGCAAATCATGACCGCGCTCGTGGCGGCGCTCTCTGCCAGCGGCGGCGCCACTCCCGCGGGCCTCACGGTCCACCGGGAGCGGACGCGTCCCATCGAGACGGATTCGCTGCCGGCGATCATGGTCTACGCGGACGACGACGTCCCGAAGCCGCTCGCCGGCCAGACGTACAGGGCTCCGCTCACCGAGCGGCAGTTATCTCTGGGCCTCGAATGCCGCGCGGCCGGCTCGAGCTCCGTCACGCCGGATGAAGCGCTCGACCCGATTCTCGTGTGGGCTGCGGCCGCGGTGAGCGTCGACGAGACATTCGGCGGTCTCGCGAACGGCGTCGAAGAAGGCAGAACGGTGTGGTCCTCGAAAGAGGGAACGACTACGGTCGCCGCGGCGAAGTGGAGCATCACCATTCGGTACCGGACGAGCAGGCTCGATCCGACTTCGAAGTCTTAGGGAGGGGAAAAAATGCAACCGATTCTGTATCCAGTTCCGCACATCCCGATGCTCGGCAAGGGGTCTATCCTGCTCGACATTTTCGATCCGGTCTCAGGACTGCCCACGGGTCTTCAGCATCTCGGGAACTGCACCAAGTTTGAGCTCGACCTGAAAGACGACATCGCCGAGCTCTACCAGTCGATCAACAAAAACGTGACGCTCATCGCGACCGCGGTGAAAAAGCGCCAGCCGAAAATCACCATCACGGGCACGGACTTTTCTTCGAATCACATCGCCATCGCGCAGATGAGCGCAGGCAAATCCACGCTCGTTCAAACTGTGCAGACGATCACTGCGGAGACGCTCATCTCGGCGGCGCAAGCTCCGAACGCCATCGGCCGGTACTTCCGCGCGGCGCAGATGAATGCCGATCCCACCGCCACTCCGCCAGTGCTCACGTCGAACGCGGTTCCGCTCACGCCAGGCTCGGACTACATCCTCGTGGACCCGGTCCAGAATATTTACTACATCCCGGTCGGTTCCACGATCTCGACGCACGCGGTGACGATCACCTACCACACGCTCGTGGGGAGTTTCGATCAAGTCGCCGGCGCCACGGTTCCGTTCGTTAAAGGGCACATCCTGTTCTCTCCCGATCCGGTCGACGGCCAGAAAATCGGCTGTGACATCTGGCGCGTGAACCTGAACCCCAACGGTCAATTTGGGTTGATCACGGAGGATTACTCGAACTGGACGCTCGACGGAAATATTCTCGACGACACGGCGAATCATCCCCTGGCGCCGTTCTACGAGTACACGTTCTTCTAAGCGCGGGCGTCCCGGCAACGGGGAAGGCGCTAAGGAGTGCCGAGGGGGAGTCTCACCGAAGCTCCCCTTCATCGCAGTCAGCGGGCGGCGAATCCGTCCCGGAGGATGAATGCTCGAAACCATCACGCTCGACGGCAGGAAGTTCCGCAGTATCACCGAAGCTCTCACCGCAAGCCAAGACGATTACATCCTCGCGCACATCCGAACCGCCGGCGCGGTCGAGATCCTCAGCGACCTCGACGGTGCCAAGCGGCCGAAGGAAAAGCGCGCGGAGGATCTGCTAACCCGCATCCTGCTCTCCGGCCAAACGCACCACATCCTGGCCGGCTGTCTCACCGAGGAAGGGAAGATCTGGAACCGCAAGGACGCCGACCTGAACGCCGAGCGCTTCGCGGGGATCACAGACCCGGATGAAAAGCTCTCGATGCGGCGGGAAATTGTCGGATTCGTCGTCGGTTTTTTTTCATCAGGGGAACCATCGTCGGAGACTTCCCAGAAATCTTCGACCCGGAGCGGAAAGGTCCCCCTTACAAAGAACGAGGCTCCGTCGACCTCGGAGACTTCTCAGGGATGATTCGCGAGGTCGCGCGTCACGACGCCGGCCGTGTCCGCGAAATCTTCGAGTGGCCGCTCCGGGATCTCTTGCTCGCGTACCTGGAGCACCTGAGAGTCATCGCGCGGCGGAACTACGAACTTGAATTGCTCGTGTGGAGCGCGCTGGCTCCGCACCAGCGAAGAAGAACCGATCCGCCGAAGGTTCCGCGGATTCTGCGAGGGTAACCGATGGCTGACGCTCCTGAAATCAAAGTCAAATTAACGGCCGAAGACACAGGTGTGTCCGCTGCCATCAAGGAGCTCACCAGCCAGCTCAAAAACTTGAAGAAGCAGCAGGACGAGACGGCCGGCTCCGGGCTCTCTCTCAAGAAGGCCTTCGAGGGCCTTGTCGTGGCTGCCGGCGCGCTCGAGCTCGGCCGAATTGGAAAGGAGGCGTTCGACTCCGCCGTCGATATCGGAAAGATGGCGGACAAGACCGGCCTGTCCACGCAGACGCTCTCCGTGTTCCATCACGTCGCCGAAGAGGTAGGCGTGTCCACCGAGGGCGTCGATAAGGCTCTCATCAAGGCCGCGCGATCGATCACGGAGTTCCAGCAGGGAACCGGGAAAGCAGCGGTCAGTTTTAAGGCGCTCGGGATCACGCAGAAAGATTTCATCGGCCTGAAGCCGGACGCGATGCTCGCGCTCGTGACCACGCGGCTCGGGCAGATGAGTGCGTCCTTCCAAAAGGCCGCGGTGACGGCCGCAATCTTCGGCGCCAAAGCCGGCACCGACATCATCCCCGTCGCGAACGCAATCGCCGGCGAGGGGTTCGACAAGATCACGGCGTCCGTCTCGAGGCTCGGGCTGCTCCTGGACCAGGACACCACCGATACGTTCCGCGCTGCAAAGGCCTCGCTGCAGGAATTGAGCGATGTGGGCAAAGGCCTCGCGACGCAGTTTGAAGCCGGGATGCTGCCGGCGATCTCCGATGTCGGCGACGCGCTGCTCGATGCTCTGGGCGATGACGGCGCCGGCGGCGCGTTCAGGGACATGGGAAAGACCGCGGGGACGGCGATCAAGGCTATCGCGTTCGGCCTGCTCTCCGTCGGCGCAACTGCGGGCCACGCCGCGGCCGAGGTCGAGGAAGTATTCGACTTCGCGTTCAATCACACGAAGGAGTTCGCTAAGACGACTTTCGCCGCCATCGGCGGCTACATCACGGGCGGGACCGCGGGGGCGGCCGGCGCCGCGGCGCTGCAGATCTCCTCCGCTACCGATAACGCGACGAAGGAGTTCGCGGCTCGGCTCGCGGCTATCGACGACGACGCGAAAAAACAGCAGGCGAAAATCTACGACTCGCTGTTCCCGTCGGACGAGGAAGAAGAAAAGCGGAAGAAGGAGCGCATGAAGAGGCTCCGGCCGGACCAGCAGAAGGACGCTCCGTCGATTGTCTCCTCCGCTCCGAGCGATGCCGCGGCGAAGGCTGCGCTCTCGCTGCTCGAGAAGCAAATGCAGGACGAGCTCGCTGTCCACCGCGCGTACGCCAAACAGACCGAGCAGGTCGACAAGGAAATGTACGATGCCGGCGAGCTCTCGATCCACGAGTACTTCGAGCGGAAGCGCGCCGCGGTCCTGGCCGACAGCGAGGAGGAAATTGCCATCGTCCAGAAAGGCCTCGACGCGGCGAGATCTGCTGTCGCGAGGGCCGCGGAGGAAAAAGCAAAAGCCGCGACGCCGAAGGACGCGGACAAACAGGAGGGCGCGCGGCTGAACGCTCTCGCGAAGGTCGACGAACTGGAAACGAAACTCACGGAGCTCCGCGTGAACTCCGGGACGAAAATCCAGGCGCTGAATGACGAGCAGTTCAAAACGGAGAGCGAGAACCTGCAGAAGGTCCTCGAGTTCCACAAGGAAATCGACAAGACGCAGGGCAAGACACTCGCCGCGGCGCAGCAGGAAATTCAGGCCGAAAGCGCGAAGATGGCCATCATCCTCCGTCAGTCCGGCGAGTCCGAGACGCAGGTCCAAACGGAACTAGCGGGCTACGCGCGTCTGAAAACGGCGGCCGCGGAATACGAAATCGCGAAGGAGAAAACGAAGCAAGACACGCAGAGTTTTGAGATTCAGAAAAAGGGTATCGAGATCAAGGCGAAGTCGGGCGACCTCACTCCGCTCGAAGAGGAGCGGGCAATAAACCAGCTCATCAAAGAAAGGCTCCCGCTGCTGAAGGCCGACGCCGCTGCGGAACTGGCCGCGGCGCAGAAGACGGACAAGCAGGAAGATGTCGCCAACGCGCAGGCCACGGTTCAGGAGGTCCAGAACCTCGGCACCGCCTCTAACCAACTCGGAAAGCAAATCTCCGGCGCGATCACCCAGGACTTTCAGACATTTTTCCAAAGTGTCGGGCGGGGCACGGAGTCCATCGCGAAATCGTTTCAGGGCCTCGCAGCGAGCGTCCTTCAGTCGCTCTCGCAAATCATCGAGAAGCAGCTCCTCCTGAAGATGTTCGGAGGCGGCGACGACAGCAGCAGCGGCGGCGCCGGCGGATTCTTAGGCATGCTCGGAAAAGCATTCGGCGCGGCCGAGGGCGGTCTCATCCGGGGTCCTGGCGGTCCGAAGTCCGATTCCATTCCCGCGCGGCTCTCTCACGGTGAGTACGTGGTGAAAGCCGACGCAGTCTCCGCGTTCGGTGTCGGCAACCTGGATGCGATCAACCGCGGCATGAGAGTGCCGGCCTTCGAGCACCTGGCTCTGCCGAAGTTCGCTGAGGGCGGTCTCGTGGGAACCGGCGGCGGAGGCGGCGGCGACTCGAACATCAACCTGGGAATCGGCCTGGACGAGGGGCTGATTCTAAAACATCTCTCGAGCAAGGCCGCGGGCAACATCATCCTGCAGCACCTGTCAAACAATCCGAAGGCCGCGGGGAAAGCGCTTTCGAGGAGCACCTGATGTCCGTCAAAATTGGAACCGCGACCGACTACGCCGATCTCCTGAATGCGCTCGACACGTTTCTGACGGCGGCCGGCATGGCGCTTACGCCGTCCTTCACCGGCACGGGGAACGGAACCATCGCCGCGCTCGGCGGTTCCGCCAGCGTCGCCGAAACGATCACCGTCACATTCTCGAGCGCGACGGCGTTCGCCGTGGTGGGCTCCGTCTCCGGCGCGCTCGGCGCCGGCACGGTGGGCACGGCGTTCGCCTCGACAAAAGCGAATCTGACCGTCACGGCCGGCGGGACCGCGTTCGTCTCCGGGGACGCGTTTACGTTCGCAGTGTGTCCGCCGTGGACTTCGCTCCGGCGCGTGGCCGGCTCCGAGATGATCTGGCAAGCTCCGGGAAACGGAGGCCTCGACCAGATCATCGTCGGCGCCAAGGCCTTTTCGGACGTCCCCACCGACTACTACAACTGGCGGCTCGGAGCATTCAGCGCGTACAACTCCGCGGCTGCTTTCAACGCGCAGCCAGGCTACGTGGGCGGCGCGTCGCAGGCCGTCCCGTCTCCGATCCTCACGCTGTGGAACTCTTCGATCCCCTACTGGTTTATCGCGAACGGCCGGCGCGTGATTGTCATCGCGAAGGTCTCAACCGTTTACGTCACCGCGTATCTGGGATTCCTGGCGAGCTACATGGCTCCGGGCTCGTTCTCTTACCCGCTCATCGTCGGCGGCAACCTGGCTTTTGTGACGGAGCCGGCGACGACCGACGCCTCGTGGCGGTGGAGCAACGCCGGTACCGACATGCGAAATTTCGCGATTCCGCTCGTGGGCACGATTTCGGCCGCCTCGACGAGCTCGCTCCTGCTCCGGCTCGCTACAGGAACGTGGCAGGGGTTCGACTGCTCGAGCGCCGAGCACACGTTCGGCCAGGTGTGGCCGTTCGCTTACAACGTCCCCGGCACGTACGACTGGCGGCCGAATCTCGACGGCAGCTATCCCCTGCTCCCCGTGGTGCTGTTCGACTCCACGCCAAACGTTTACGGCGAGCTCGACGGGGTCTATGCGACCAGCGGCTTTTCGCAGGGCGCCGAGAACACGATCACCGTCGGCGGGATTCCGTACCTCGTGGTGCAGAACGTTTTTAGAAACACGAAGGCGGACTTTTTTGCTGTGCGGCTGGCCTAGAGAGGAACCATGAGCTATCAAACCGGGACCGCAACCACAGCGACGAATCTGCTCGAGACGCTCGTGACCTGGCTCGTGAGTCTCGGCTGGACCCAGGACCGCAGCGCGGTCGAAGGGCTCGGCTGGACGGCGTCGCTCAACCACAACGGGAACTTTGTAAATTTGCGCGCCGTCGAAAACGAAACCGGCACCATTCCCTGGCATGCGAGTGTCTCCGGCGCGTACGGCCTGCACATGTATCTCGGCACGGCGTTCGATGGGAGCCAGCCGTTCAACAATCAGGCGGGCGGTCCGCTCGGCAGTTCCACGTTCCCGGTCGGCGTGGGGATGCAGCTCAACGCAGGTCCGTTCTCAAATTATTATTTTTTCGCAGATGCCACGGCCGACAACATCGTGATCGTGGTGGAGAGAACTCCGGGCCTCTTTGTGCATCTTGGGTGGGGACTCTCGATTAAGAAGGCCGGCGCGTTCACCGGCGGACCATATTTCTTCGGCTCGACGTCCGGCCTCTACACCGGCTACTTGTACACCACTCCGGGCAGTCCGGGTTTCACCAGCACGACCGACTGCCCATTCGTGAACCGCGATGGACAGAGCGCGGGGTGCGGTTTCGTTCGCGCCGATGTCGATTCCTATACGGGGCTCTGGGTAAGCATCGCGACAACCACCACGCGCGACGATGGCTATGCGGGGCGGGCCGGCGACTCATCCGTCATGGGCACGGGCAGCGTTCCGAACCCGAACATTCCGGTCTACGCCGATGGAGCCGGCGCGTTTAAGTTTCAGTTCGCGCAGACCAGCGCGCAGGACGGAAGGTCGAACCTGCTCCCCATTTACCTTTGGGTCTTGCGCGACGGCACGACCACCGGCTACTCCCTGCTCGGGACCGTTCCAAACGTTTTCTGGTCGAACGCCGTGGGGAACGGCTTTTCGAACGCCGAGGAGTATGTGCTCGGCGGAACCACGTACAAACTCTTCCCGAACTTCGCAGTCGTGAAGCAATGACAAACTTCTCAGGTGTGCTCGACTCTTTCACGCTCCGGCTCGACCCGGCAGACCGTTCGTCGGATATCACCGCGGCGGTGTTCTCGGCCACGGCGATTCTGGGCCGCGGATCTGCGCCGGTCTCGGGGCCTGGCGCCGGCGCGCCGGCTGTCGCCATCGCGCACCGCAATTTCGCCGGCCAGCGCGTAGAGGCCTTCGGCGGACAACTCTTCGGCCGAATCCTCGTGATTCCGAGCGTGAAGGATCTCGGGTTCGTCCTGACGGGCGCGCAGTTTGCTGTCGAGGTGTGGAACACGTTCAGGGATTCGACCGAGACGCTCGAGTCCATCGCCATCACGGGCGCCGGCGGCCTCACGATCAACGACATCCACGGCGAGCCGCTGCTTTTTGCTGCGCTCGATTCCTACATCTACGAGGCGACGGTCCCGAACGCCGGTCCCGCTCAAATAGACGAGAACATGGTTTTTACTTTTCTCGGCGGCATCGCCGGCACGGGTATCGCGGTCACCGGCTCGCGCATTGTGCTGTTCTCTGTCGCGCCGGAGTGGGGCGAGGGAATGGAGGAGACGCTCGAGTACTTGACGGACGTGCTCCGCTCCTATTCCGATGCCGAGCAGCGGCGCGCGCTCCGCCAGCTCCCGCGGCGCGCCATGCGCTATCGCGCGCTCACGCTGAATGCTCGCGACGCGGCCGGCATGGAGTCGCTTATCTGGGGCTGGCAGAACCAGCCGTTTGGCGTCCCCTGGTGGCCGGACGCGCAGCCGCTGCTCTCAGACCTCGCACCAGGCGCGTTCGTTATCCCCGTGGAAACGGCGGACCGCCAATTCGCCGCGGGCGGCCTGGTTACGATCTGGGCCGACGAGTACACGTTCGAGGCGCTGTCCATCGTCGACGTGTTTCCTGATTCGGTGACGGTCTCTTCACCGACGGTTCTCTCCTGGACGGGCGGGGCCGGCACGCGCGTCATTCCAGTTTTCCTCTGCCGGCTGCCGGCCGCGCTCGAGGTCTCGAGGCACAGCAGTGAAATCGACCAGATGGATTTGAACTTCATCGGCGAAGCCGGCCAGCCGGCGCCGGCGCCGGCCGCGGCGCCGACGCAGTTCAAAGGGTTCGACGTCCTGGAGATCCCGCCGAACTGGGCGAGTGCTCCGCTGAAGCGCAGCTACAAGCGTTCGATGGTTACCATCGATCCGAAAGTCGGACCGATTGAAGTCATCGACAAAGGCGGGACGGCGCTCGTGGGTCAGGAGTTCCCGTGGTGGCTCGACACGCATCCCGTGGTGACCGCGTTCCGCGCGTTCATCCTCCGGCGGTTCGGGCAGTTTAATCCGTTCTGGATTCCGACCTGGGATCAAGATCTCGTGCTCGCCGAGGACGTGGGGTCGACGGACTCGGGAATCACCATCCAGTCGGAGTTCTACTCTCGATTCTTATTTCCCACGGAGGCGCGCCGGTTCATCGCTTTCATCCCCACCGATGGCTCCGGGAACGTGTACCTGAAGGTCACCGGCGCTATCGACAACCTGAACGGTACCGAAACTCTCTCTCTCGAGGCGCCAGTGGGGAAGAACTTCGCGGCCGCGACCACGATGGTTTCGCTCCTCACACTCGCGCGGCTCGACGCCGACCGCGTGTCCATTAAGTGGGATTCGACGGACCACGCCGAATCGCTGCTTGCGCTCGTGGAAGTTCCGCGGGAGGTCCCGTGAGTTTTGACGCTCTCGAGCAATCGGGGTTCGGCGCGCAACCCTACGAGCTCTATCTCTTCCAGGGGACGGACATCTCGTTCGCGCTCACGAGCGCGGAAAATCCGATCACCTATTTGGGCGAGATCTACGCGCCGGCGACGATCACCCGGAGCGAATCCGAGCAGTCAAACGAAGTGGTCTCAGGCCAGATCAAAATTTTTATTTCAAAAGACCATCCTCTGGCCAGGCTGGTCCTTCCCTACTTGCCATCGTCGCCGATTGCCATTACGGTGTTCGGCTCCCACTACGCCGACACCGAGACCGTGGTCCTGTTCACCGGGGTCATCGCCTCAGCGCGTTTCACGGACCAGTGCGAGCTCACCTGCAATTCCGCGCAGTACTTGCTGCAGCGGAAAATCCCGCAGCAGCTCTACCAGGCGCCGTGCTCGCACGTCTTCGGTGACGCGGGATGCGGCGCGGACCTGGCGGCGCACACCTACGTCGGCACGATTACCGCGATTGATTCGACCGGGACGGTGCTGACGATCCCCGCGTTCGCGGCGCTGCCGGACACGCTGCAGGCCGGCTACCTGCAAGCCGGCGACGAGTACCGCATGGTAGTCGCGCACTCCGGCGCGACGGTGACGCTCATCTCGCCGATCACCGGCCTGGCCGACGGCGCGACAGTGAGCGGGACGGCCGGCTGCGCTCTGGACTTTTCAACGTGCGCGCACTACGGGCAGACGATTAATTTTCTCGGGTTCGACCTGATTCCGACGGTGAACCCATTTGACGGGAGCGCGAGCATCGGTTAGCTCGCGAGAACGTGAGGTGATGTCTTCTTCTGGCTAATGCTGCTTTTGTTCGTCGCGACAACTGTAGTAGGCGCGCTGCTCGCTCCGCATGCCGTGGGGCCGCAGCCGTCCGCGCTCGGGGACTTCGCTGTCCCGACGGCCGAAGAAGGTCGCGCGATCCCCGTGATATTTGGCACCTGCATGATCAGAGGCGGGAACACGGTATGGTGGGGCGACCTGAAATCCAAGGCGATAAATCCTCCCACGAACGTCCTCGGAGCCATCTTCTCTTTTGGGGCCTCGCTGCTTTCGACCACGGTCATCGGCTACAAATATTATCTCGGCTGTCAGTTCATGCTCTGCCACGGTCCAGTCGACGCGCTCGTGGATATCCAGGCGGACAAGAAAAACATCCCGATGACCACCGAAGTCATCACGAACGGCGACGGAAGCGAGAACTACATCCAGGTCACCGCGGCCGGTCCGAATCTCTTCGGCGGAACCGCTCCGGGCGGCGGCGGCGGGATCTCGGGAATCATCGATTTTTACCGAGGCCTCCAAACGCAGCAGCCGGACGACTACCTCAGCGCGAAGCAAGGCCGCATCGTGACGGACCAATCGGGAATCGGCAGCGACTTCCACGGCGTGGGAAACGGGCTGATAACTTCCCTGTCCGCCGGCAGCGGCTCCCTCGACGAAACGTTCACGATCACAGCCATCGGCATCGACGCGAACTCGCTCCACGGCACGTTCCAGAAGATGAAGTTTTCTGTGGTGGGCTCCGTCTCCGGCGCGCAAAGCAACACCACGGAGAACAGCGACGGCTCGTACGCTTGCTGGGCGGACCAGGCATTCTCCTGCTCGAAAATCAACGTTCTTATCGCGACGGGCTCGACGCAGTTCGCGCTCGGGGACACGTTCACCATCGTGACGCAGCATTCCCATGTGGCGTCCGCTTATCGCGGGAAATGCTACATGGTCTTCAGGCAGCTCTATGTGGGGACCTCGAACTACCTGAAGCCGCTCGCGCCGGTAGTGCGGCGCTGTCCCGATCCGCTGGCTCAGGGCGCGGGCATCGCCAACATCGCCGGCGACGCGAACCCGGCGCTCGCCGTTTACGAATGCCTCACGAACGTCGACTACGGTCTCGGCATCCCCGCGGCGCGAATGGATGCGGCAAGTTTCGAAGCCGCAGCGGTCACCCTGGCCGGCGAAGGCCTCGGAATCTCGATGATGTTCGACACGCAGGCAAGCGCGGACCAGCTCATCGGCGAGCTCCTCCGTCATTGCGACGGCCTGATCTATACCGATCCGGCGACGGGGCTCTGGACCATCGTGCTCGCGCGCGGCGGCTACGACCCGACGACGCTGCCGGTTTTGACCGTCGATAACATCCTGGCGACGCCGGACTTCTCGCGCGGCTCCTGGACGGAAACCTCGAATCTCCTGAATATTCGCTACTCCTCACGAGAAGCGAATTTCGACGACCGCTCGATCCGCGCGTACGATCCGGCCAACATCGCGGTGACCGAGGAGGTCCGCTCGCAAACCATCGACTTCAAGGGCCTAAGCTCCGAGGCCGCGGCGGCGCTCGTGGCGATGCGGGTCCTGAAGACGCTCACGTATCCCCTGGCGAAGATAAAGCTCGTGGCGAACCGCACCGCCTGGCAGTTCCGTCCTGGCGGTCTGTTCCGTCTCACGTGGGTTCCGCTCGGCGTGGTGGACCAGGTGTTTCGCATCACGCGCATCAGCTACGGCGAGCTCACCGATGGGAAGATCAGCATCGACGCCGTCGAGGACATCTTCGGAATTAACAGCGTGGCGTTCGTCGCTCCGCCGGCGTCAGGCTGGGTGAACCCGGCCGGCGCCGCCACGCCGTGTTCGGCCGAGCAGCTCGTGGAGCTCCCCTACGCGCTGCAGTTCGGCGCGACGCTCCCGCTCGGCATCTACGCGCTCGCGATGGCCGCGCGCGATCCGGCGGTCTATGAGAAGTCTTTCGAGATCTGGGTCAACCCAGGCGCCGGCTTCGCCGACTCCGGGCGGCAGTCGAGTTTCTGTCCCGTCGGCGTGCTCAATGCCGCGTATGCCGCCAGTGGGCCGGCGTTCGATTCCACCGGGTTCGTTCTCTCCGCAGCCGGCGGCGTCGACCTCGACTCGCTTGCGGCCGCGGACGCTACTGATTATGCGAATGGCGCGAATCTCTGCATGGTCGACGGCGAGATCATGGCGTGGAGCACGCCGACGCTGAATTCGGACGGCACCTACTCCATCGCCGGCGTCGCGCGCGGCCTGCTCGATACCGTCCCCGCGGACCACGCGATGGGCGCGCAGGTGTTTTTCTTCTCGCTCGCGATGCAGGTTACGCAGCAGGCGCCGTATCCCGCGGATCTCACGGTGACGGCGCGCTTCACTCCGAACACGTCCATCGATCAGCTCGCCGTCTCCTCAGCGTCCGATGTGGTGCTCACCACGCGCTCGAGGTACCTGCGTCCGTATCCTCCGGGGAACATCAGCGTGAACGGGCACGCGTACGGCGTTCGGCCGGCGAGCGTGCCTGGCGACTTCACGGTCTCGTGGAGCTCGAGGAACCGGCTCACGCAGGCGCTCACCGTTCAGCAAGACGCGGGCGATGTCGCCGGCGAGGCCGGCCAATTCTTCACCGTCCAGAGGAAAATCGCGGGCATCGCCGTCGGAGCTCCGATCTCTGTGGGCGCCGGCGAGTCTTTCACCTACACCGCGGTGCAGCGCGGGATCGACGACTCGGACTTCACCAAACTCACGACGCTCGAGGTGTCTTCGAACGTCGGCCTGCTCTCGAGTTATTTCCCGCAAGTGGTCTCGACAAAAATGTTCGGTGCCGCCACGACTCTGGCGTCGCCAGGGCGCTATGAATTCGGCGCGACCGAAGTCGGAGGCCTGCTCCTCTAATGGTCTCGTTCGTTCAATCGGCGAGTAATTTTTCCGCCTCCGGGAACACGGTGTCGAAGTCGTTCACGTCGGCGCTGCTCGGGCAGACCGGTCTGCTCGCCGCGGTGACGTGGATCGATCCGAACAGCAATTCCACGCCGTATCCCACGATCACCGTCGCGGACACGGCGCACGGCGCGTGGGCTCCGAGCTCGCAGTCGGAGGTTCCGCTCGGCGGGGACATCCTCACGAAGATCTTCTTTATTCCCTTCTCCAAAATCGGAGCGAACGGCGCCGTCATCGCGACGGCGACGGCTCCTGGTCTGATGTTCATTTCGATTCACGAAGTGTCGCCGAACGCCGGCGAGATTTTCGTTCCTGATGTCGTGGGCGTGAATCAGGGCATCGGCTGGACATCGGACTTTTCGTTTCCGTTCGGCACGCTCATCCAGACGTCACCGACCACGCGCAATGTCACCCTGTACGCGCTGCTCGTGTTCGCGACGCGCTCCGGGAACATCAACCCTACTTGCTCCGGGTTCACGGCTCGAGAGTACGAACCGAACACCGCGGCCGTCGGAAGTCTCGGGGTGCTCGGCTCGCAGGCGACGTTCGATGTGATTGGGAATTTCTTCGGCTCGCCGGTCTCGGAGAATGTTTTCTGGGCCTACGTGTCCTCGATTGTGAACGCGATCATCTTCGCGTTCGCTTCGATCCCGGCCGTCGCGGACGCGCCGACGGGCATGGGCGGCGGCGAATTCGCCGCGCACCAAACGGTGACGCTCGCGCAGGACCAGGGGTTCGATATTCATTTCACGACCGACGGGTCGACGCCGACCTCCGCGTCGACGCTGTACTCCGGGCCGATCTCGATCAACGTGACGACCACGCTGAAGGCCATCGCGGTGCAGCCGTCCGGCGGCGCCTGGCCGCCGGGGTTCTGGGCGAACAGCAGCGTGGTGACCGGGGTTTACGACATCTTCACCGGGACGTGCGCTAGTCCGGGGAACATCATCGACGGCGACGATACGACTTTCGCGACGCTTACTTGTGGCGGCGCCGCGGGGGACGTGGTCGCGGTCAAAACAAACATGATGAACGGGACGACCGGAGGCACGGGCGCTCTCGTGGTGGATTTTGAAGTGACGCAGAACGATCTCGTGGCTCCGTCGCAGACGCTCCCCGCGTGGAAAGTCAGCGCGTTCGTCGGCGTGACGGAGACCGTGCTCGCGTCCGCAGCTCCTGGCGCTGGAACTGTGGCGCGGCAGACCGTCACGCTATCGGTCGCATCCGGCGTGTCGGCGCCGACGTTCGCGACGAAGGTTTCGGCGATTTGCCAGGTGCCGGGAAGCACCGGCGGTGTGCAGCTAAAAGTCTACGCCGCGTATCTCGAGGAGCCAGGACCCGTGTTCACAGACGGGTTCGGCCTGGACTTCGGCGACGATTTTGGAGGGTGAGCGATGAGCGTATCTGACGGACCAAATCTGGGAAAGATGATCAACGCGCTGACGGGCGACACGTTCGACGCGGACTTCCGGGCTTTCCTCCGCATGATCGATGTCCTCGTGCAGACCGCGGTGATCTCTAAAACGCTCGCTGCTCCGCCTGGCTCGCCGGCGAACGGTGACCGCTACATCGTCGCGGCGTCGCCGACCGGCGCCTGGTCCGGCCACGCGGGAAGCATCGCGGTGTGGACCACCGACAATCCCGCGACGCCTGGCGGCTTGTGGGAGTTCTACGCTCCGAAGTTCGGCTGGCTTGTTCCGAATCTCGCCGACGGCCTCGTGTACCTGTACAGCGGCAGCGCGTGGGCCGCGCTCGCCGGCGGCGGCGGCGGGACGTTCGTCGCGCTCACAGATGTGCCCAGCGCGTACACCGGAGCAGGTGGAAAAGCCGTGGAGGTGAACGCCGGCGCGACCGCGCTCGTGTTCAACGCGAAGCCGTTCGATGTTTCCGTGTTCGCTCCTGGAGTCGGCGCGAACAATCAGAAATTGCTTCGCGCGAAGCTCGCGCGCGCGGTGACGTTTCCGGCGACGGCCGCTCTCTCTCAAACGGCGGCGTCCGCGAATGCCACGGCCTCGACCACGTTCACGCTCTCGAAAAACGGCACGTCATTCGCGACGGTGAACTTCGCGGCCGCGGCCGCGGTGGGAATCTGGACGCAGGCCTCGGACGCGGTGTTCGCTGCCGGCGATCTCCTGGAAATCGACGGGCCAGCGACCGCGGACGCGACGCTCGCCGACGTCGGAATCACGCTCGCCGGGGTCAGGTCCTAATGCCGGCATTCGTCAGGAGCTACGGTTTCAACCGGCCGCCGGGAAACAATATCACCGCGACGCTGCCTGGCTTGACGTTCAATGTGGGCGATGTCGCGGTGATCACGCTGGCCTGGTACAACACCATGACGGACGCGATCCTGGTCGCGGACGATGCGCCGGGCGGCAGCAACGTTTGGCAAAAAGTACCGAACACTTTCGAGCAGGGTTCCGGCGGCGCGAATCCTCCCGGTCAACAGCTCTGGTGGGCCATCATCACCAATCCGGGAACGAGCATCACGATCACCGCGACATTCCCGACGACCGCTTATTATCCCTCGATCTACGGGTGCGAACTCTCCGGCGCGAATTCGATCGATCAGTCGACGGGCGATCAGGGAACCGGGACTGAGAGCTCTGGAAATATCACGACGACGAAGGCGAACACTTTCCTCTATGGCTCCGTGTACGACGGGAACGGAGGAAGCAGCGGCGGCGGCGCCGGCTGGACAACGATCTCGGCAACCTACAGCTACTACGTTTGCGCTTATCAAATTCAGGGCTCCGTCGGAACGTTCGCGGCGACTTCGAACGGCGGCTCTCCGGGAGTGTTCACGGCGGCTATCGTCGCTTTCTATTTGGCGGCTCCGCCGACGGCGCCGGCGGCCGTCGTCTGCATCATGGAGTGAAATTGAACGGAAGACTCGAACACGAAGAAACTCCAGTGGGCCGCATCGCTGCGGTCGCGCGGTCGCTCGCGATGAAGATGCAGGCGCGCTTCGAGAAGACCGGCCAGGGTCCGCGGGAACCGGACTACGCCGACTATCGCAGGGCGCTCGCTCCGTACCTCGCGCGGGAATTGCTGCTCGCGAGAATCGACGAGGCTCGAAAGACCGCGGCGACGGCTCTCACCGAGCGCATGAAAGAACTCGCGAAGGAACTCTTCGAGTGCGACGTGACAATCGCGAAGGTGGACCGATCATGAGTCCTGTCGAAACGTCCGGCGAGTGGCGTGACGAGCGGCTCTATGTTTTGAAAACGCTCGAGGCGGTGCAGCTAGAACAGCGCAGAAAAGCGGAATCGGACGCGCTGCTCATCCAGGGGCAGATGGTAAAGGCGTCGCAGGACATCAAGGCCGCCCACGACAAAATCCGCACCCTCGAGAGCTCGGGGTCGACGCTAAAAATGAAGAACTGGATCATGACCGCGGTGCTCTCAGTCGTCGCGGCGCTCCTGTTCGAAGTGGTGAAGGGTTACGTACACAAATGAATTTCCCGCTCTCGCCAGAAATCATCGCGGCGATCCTCGGACCCTACGGTCCGTTCGTGAACGTCAGCGCGAACTGGCCGCTCATCGAGGCGGCGCTCGACAGGCGCGGGATCTACTCCGCGCTGTGCGCTGTCGCGGCGATCTCGACGGTCGCGGTCGAGACGGGGAAGTTCGGGCCAATCAAAGAGCAGGGCGGTCCCACGTACCTCACAAATCTTTACGAGAACCGGAAGGATCTCGGGAACACAACGCCTGGCGACGGCGTGCGGTTCCGCGGCCGCGGGTTCGTTCAGATCACCGGTCGATGGGATTACGCGCACTTCGGTGCGGAAATCGGACAGGACCTCGTGGCGAATCCCGACCTGGCGCTCGATCCCGCCGTCTCCGCGGACATCCTGGCGCTGTTCTTTCACGAGCGCGGTGTCCCCGCGGCCGCGGACCAGCAGAACTGGGAAATGGTCCGGCGCAAAGTAAACGGCGGGCTCACGGGCTGGCCGCGGTTCAGCGACACCGTCGCGCGGCTCGTGGCCGCGCTAAGAAATCCCCCGCCAGCGGCGGGCAATTCACAGGAGGTAACTTAAATGCACTTCATCGTGGCAGGTCTCTGCTTGGTAGGAGGAATCGTTATCGGTGCCGTGTTCCACGCGACGTTCGCGGCGAAGGAGGCGGCGTCGAAGAAAGAGCTCGAGGCTTTTCGCATGCGACTCTTAACCGCGTTCGACTCTGATACCGCCACGGCCAAAACGAAGGTCGCGGCCGTGATCTCGGATATCGAAAAGAAGTTATGAGCGGCATGGCATGGCTCCGAGATCTCTCGCACAAGGTCCTCCAGGTCACTCACGGGAGGACCACCGCATTTTTCATCGCATTCTTTTTGGCGGGGCACGCGATGGCTCTGCTCGGCAAGCTCACGCCGGTCTACGTCGGCTTCATGGGAACGCTCGGCGGTCTCGTACTCGGGCATTCGATTCAGGAGAACGTGCTCGCTGCGAACTTGCCCAGCACGCCAGGAGGACCGGATGTTGACCCTAAGACACAAACTTGAAATCGCGGGCGCGCTGCTCGCGCTCGTGATCATCGGCATCGTCGGCGGTTCATGGATTGGAGCGCGCGAGGAAGGCATTCGTCTGAAGGCCACGCTCGACGCTCAAAACTCCATCATCGCCGAGGCCGCCAAACGGGAGGACGCTCGGGCGGCGACGCTCCGGGATTCGCTCGCGCAAATCGAGGACCTCAAAAATCGTACACAGACGCCGCCACAGGTGATTCAGGCAATGCCCCAGGTACTTCCCCTTCCCCAACCGATTACGCTCAACCTGCCGGCGGCTCTGGCGCAGGGCACCCCCATTCCCGCAGGGGTCCAACCCGGTCAGACTGCCACGATCCCGGCGGCGGATCTAAAGCCGCTGTTCGACTTCGCGGCTGCCTGCAAGGAATGTCAAGCGAAGGTCATCTCTCTGCAGCAGGACAAAGTCGACGATGCCGTAAAAATCGGCGGTCTTACGAAGGAACGCGACGAGGCGGTCATCGCGGCGAAGGGCGGAAGCAAACTGCAGCGCATCGAGCGGGCCGCGAAGTGGCTCGCTATCGGCCTCCTGGCAGGCGCGGCCGCGCTGTGCGGTTCAGGACACTGCAAGTGAAGTTACTCTTGCTGCATGCGTATCTCGGGGGTTACTGAAATAAATAAAACAACTATAACCCATGTGGATACTCGTGCATATGTGTACTGTCCCTCTTGACAACTCGTACTGAGTAATACTATGGTCTTGACCCTTTCGTAAGTAAGTGAGAAAAACTCACAGGGTTTGAATTCGCTGCTCCGCCCTCGACGTTTCCTCCTGGCAGCGGTTTCCCTGAAAGGTGAAAGGAAAAGAAGGGCCATGTCTACCACCAACCAATCCGGTCTCATCGACGCTCTCGAGGAAGTCGGCAAAGAGCGCCAGCGAATCCTCACGAACCTGCGAACCGCCTACGTGGCGCACGACCTCGACGGTGTCCTGCACTTCGTCGCGGAGATTGTGGGAGTCGACGAGAAACTCGAGGAGGAGCCGCGTGAAAAAAGTCATTGAGCTCATCCGGGTCTCGACTTCCGAGCAGGCTGCCGAAGACCGCGCGAGCATCCCCGCGCAGCGCGCCGCGAACCGAAAGACCGCGGCCGCCTTCGGCCTCACGATCATCAAGTCCATCGAAATGTCGGACGTCTCCGGCACCGCGGTGCTCCGCGCTCCCGAAATGCAGGACCTGCTTCGGCTCATCGAATCCCCCGATATCGAGGGCGTGGTGGTACGCGAGTTCTCTCGCGTCATGCGGCCTGACAACTTCGGCGACTATGTGCTGTTCCAAGTTTTCCAGGACACCGGCACGCTGCTCTATCTTCCAGACGGGCCGCTGGATTTCAACAGCAAGACGGGGAAACTTGTCGCAGGCCTCCGCGCGATCATCTCGGGAAACGAACTCTCGGAAATTCGAGAGCGCGTGTGGACCGCGAAGGAAGAAATGCGCCGCGAGGGGAAACATGTGAACGGCGCCATCGCGCTGCCGCTCGGTGTCGGCTACTCGAAGGAGAAGGGGTTTTTCTTCACGCCAGAATCGGAAATGGTTCGCGACGCGTTTCGCCGGCTACTCTCCGGCGAGACCAGCTACACCGCACTCGGGAAACGGCTCGGGTTCACTCCGCAAGGCATGCGCGCGGTGTTCACGAATCCGATCTACACCGGCTGGCGGGTGTACGACAAAAAGCGGAACATGGCATCCTCCGCGAAACGCTACGCCGCCGGCGGCCGCCAAGGCGACCGGCCGAAGATCCTCCGCGATCCCGACGAGGTTATTCGCGTGAAGGTCATTTCCGATCCGCTCGTGACCGAGGCAGAATTCCTTCGCGCGCAGGAAATCGTCAAACTGAAGCGGGCTAACAACTGGCGACACCGCTCCGGCGGCGTGAAGCCGCACTTCACCTACAATGGATTCCTGCTCTGCAGCGAGTGCGGGTCGATTCTCTACGGCAAGAACGCCACGGGCGGAACCGGGAACGGGCGGCGCCTCGCCACATGCTTCTACTACGGGTGCCGGCGGCGCTTTCGAGGGCAGCAGTGCATGACACCGTTCATGCAGCGGGACCGGCTCGAGGAAAAGCTCGACGGCATTTTCACCGAGCGGCTCACGAACCGGGACTTCCTGACGGCGCTGCTCCGCGATCTCGACGAGAAGTCCGAAACGTCCACGTCTCATTCGCGCATGGCGCGGCTGCAGGCGGAGGTCACGAATCTCCGTGCGAAGCGCGTCCGGGTCCTGGACGCCTACTTCGAGGCGGTGCTCACCAGGGCGGACCGCGACACGCGGCTCGCTGAAATCGATATGCGGATGAAGAGCACCGAGGAGCTCCTCCTCCGCGAAGCGCCGGTTCAGAAGGTCTCGCTGCGTGCGCTCATGACCGCGCTCGCGCCGCTGTATGAGTGGCGGTTCATGAACCGGGAAAGCAAGAGGCGGATTCTGGCGGTGACGGTGCCCGAGATCCGAGTGTCGAACTACCATGTCGAGGGGGTCGCGGTTTCGACGTCGGCTTTGTGTGGTGATGTCGAAACCCGCTGCCCAGCGGGCTAAATGGAACGAACCCGATCCCGAGTTCCTCGAGTGTGGGTATGACTTCCGCTTCAGGTTCTCTCCACCAAAGCGAGTATTCGCTCTG